TCGTCAACGCCGCGAAGAGGATGCAACCTGGATGAATCTTGCTCGAGACGCGGGCGTCCAATCCACTAAACTGCAAGCTGCATTCCGGGCTTACAAGAAGCTCGTCGTCGCGAAGATGCGGGAGCAAGGAGTGGCCTAAGATATGAGTAATCAAACGAAGATACCCTTCGAGGACGAGCTGCTCGCCCTTGAGGGAACGGAAGAAAGAATCTACCTGATCCGTGGCCAAGCATTCGTCATCCGCTTGGCCACGGATGATGATTTTGATAAGGCGACGGTGTTCCAGCCGTTTGAGCAGCCGCGAGGGGAGGGGCCAAGATGAGAAACACCTTAGGTGATCTAAACAATCATTTATTCGCACAACTTGAGCAATTATCCAACGAGGATTTGACTGGAGAAGCGTTGGCAGAAGAAATTAGCAGATCGAGGGCAGTAACAAGCGTGGCGCATCAGATCATAGCAAACGGGTCCCTTGTGTTACAAGCTCAAAAACTCGTGGATGACAGCATGAATGCGGACACAAAAGTGCCGAAAATGCTGGAGGGTGGATAAATGTTCCAGTTCACGCCAGTGCAAAAGGAATTTATTAGATCGAATGTGCCTGGAAGAAGTAATGCCGATTTAACGGAGTTATTCAATAGAAAATTTGAGTTAAATGTAAGGATGGCTCAACTTAAAGCGTTCAAGAAAAACAACAAGATAAGCAGCGGATTAACCGGAAAATTTGAGCATGGACACATACCAGTAAACAAAGGTAAAAAAGGCATCTCCCGTGGAGGAGTAGCTACACACTTTAAAAAGGGTCACAAGCCTTACAACTATGTTCCCGTAGGCAGCGAAAGAGTCAATGGTGATGACTACGTCGACATTAAGATCGCCGATCCAAACAAGTGGAAGGGAAAGCATATTCTCGAATGGGAAAGTCATAACGGACCGGTACCCAAAGGATACGCCGTTATATTCGGAGATAAGAATCGTCGCAACTTTGATCAGGAAAATCTAATTCTCGTTTCTCGTAAGCTACTGGCCACGTTGAACAGAAAGAGATTGATCCAACACAACGCCGATTTTACAAGGACAGGTATCATTGTGGCGAATATCTATCAAAAGATCGGAGATAGAAAAAGAGCCAAGAATAAATCCTGTACATGAATGTGAGGTGTGGAATGAATAAACACGATCAGCAGCGCATTGACCAGGTTAAACGGACACTGAACAAAGCCAAAGACCAAATAGGAATAGCCCGTCTGTATCTCGACGTTGCCGCTGTCCCGGATCCGATCAAGATCGCGGATATGAACGAAGTCGAACATGATATCGAGGTCATCATAGATAAGCTCACGAGGGTCGTGGTTTCGACGTGATCGTACGTGATAATCGCTCTGCAACCGTCCTTCAGATCAGAAAGCTTTTGGACGGTGTATGCGCGGAATGCGAACGAAGGAAGATGCCGGCAGCGAGTGTGAACTCCGGAAACTACGCGAAGATTGACGGTTACTGCAATCGGGAGTGTTTGGTCGGGCGGGAGCTGCAGGGGCTTGGTAAGCAATTAGTTAGGAGCTGAAGATATGAAATTTATTGCGAGGCTATGTAGCAAGCAGACAGGCGAGGTGTACGGGGGCGATTTCGAAACGGAATCGTTTGAAACTGCTGAGGCCGATGCGCTTGTGAAGTTTGAGAATGAAACGTTGATTACGATTTATCCAGACGATCATACGCAGCGCGTGGAGTGGTCGTGGTGGATTTCGGAAAAACGTCGTAAAGATGCTGAACGGGAGGATACGTAGAAGACACATTTTGCGCAGGAAGGGTGATGAACGTGGAAACAACAAAAGTGAAATTTATTCGCGAGCTCGACGTGTGGTTGCTAAATACAGAGTTTTCAGAAGACGAACGCACTACGTCATTTACGATTTGTGAATGCATGAAATGTCATTGGACATTCGTCGGAGATTGCAATAGACAGGGATATGGATATACGAATCAGGGCGTTCAGGTTCCAAATTACTGCCCTATGTGCGGTAGCAAATTCGACGGCGATCTTCTGGAATGACCCATTATGCGAAGGAAGTGAAGAAATGCTTAATGAAACCATTGTCGTGAAATATAAAACTGAAAAAAATTACTGTTCTTGTTGCAATCAGAAGCTTCCTAATCCTCAAACGAGCAAGGAAAGGGAGTTTGAATTTAGCAAAGAAAACGCATTGAATTGGGCAGATTGGCATTCTGATGCGGAGTACCCCGAGGATATGGAAGGTATGGTGCAGGAGTTTGTTCATGAAACAATTAGCTTCTATGCAACAAGTTCATATGAAGAAATCATAATCGATGACGGCGAAGTTGAAAAAGTCAAAGAATTTATTTTGCGCGTAGTTGTCGCATAACGAAGATTAAGCGAAGGAGGATTCCCATGAACGTTAACGGCAAGAACGGCAAGCAATTCGTATACAGGGAAATGGGCGTCGAATGGCTGGTGACGCAGCTCGAGCACGCCGTGAATGGTGACAAGCACGAATTCAAGTTCCGAGTAGATCACATCATCCGGTCCGGAGGAATGCCGGTCCCGAATATCGGTCATGTGACATCGGTGATGTATACGGAAGGACATGAGCATTACGCGGGTTGGAGCGTAGAGGAAGCAGAGGAAGATCCGTTTGAAGAACGTGAGTTTCCACTTCGAAAGGGTAGCGTAATTCGCTCGTCGGAAGGAATTCTGTTCAGCAGGTTGGTTCCGGGAATGATCCCGATAACCAGTTGTGCCGAAGAAGAAATCGACGCCGTACTGGATGCTTATGGAGATGCTCTTGATCGGATTGATAAGCTTCAAGAGATGGCAGATAAGGCTGTCGGGCGGTCGTTGGAGAGAAGGGATGAATTAGTCGGTCTGAATAATTACATCCTAGAGACATTCGGATCAATAGAAATAAATGAAACTCCGCGGGATGAGATTGTTCTTAAAATTGCTGCTTTGCTCGATAGAGTTAGAAAAACAAAAACCCCGGCCACAAGGACCGAGGAAGAGAAATAGCTTCGACAAATCTATTATAACGGAGGCGATCGATTGAGAGAAGCAAACTTTACGGATCGAGAGTGGCAACAGCATGGCGATTACTGGTTACTGGTCGGAAAGACAATTATGCCGGCGGCGATCCTCATCCCGATCGCCCCGATCAAAGAGGAGACGAAGCCGAATGAACGAAGAGCAACAAAAACGTTACGAAGCACTGGAAGCTGAGAAACAAGCGCTCAACCCGAACAATGCGGACGATAGGTTCCGCCAGACGGTGATTGAGCAGGAGCAAGCACAGATTAAAGCGCAACACGAGTCAGAAGATCGTCTGCAACGTCAAGCGGCCGAGGTAGCAGAGATACAGCTCCCGGAAGACTACGACCTTCGTTGGGGCGTTGTAGGGGCGAACGAGGAAGTCAGAAGCCTTCTTCGCCAGATCAAGGAGTTCCAGTTCTCGCAGCATAATGATGAGCTGGCCAAGTTGCAGGCAGAGCATACGGACCGCATTCGTTTGATCGAGGAGAGCAAGGCCGAACTAATCGACCAGGTCGCTGCTCTCGAATCGAAGCTCGAGGATTCAGACGCCAAGGTGATCCGTGCGGTTAACGAGAAGCTTGTCGCTCAAGAGCAATTGATCGACGTCGAGTCTAAGCGCGATAACGCCGTCGTAGCGAAGGAAGAAGCCGAAGCCGATCGTGACAAAGCGAGAAGCGAAGTAATGAGCCTGAAAGGGCAGATCGACGAGCTCGAGGGAATGCTCCGGACGTATCGTTCCCGGACAAGCGGCGGCGCGGGTGGAGGGCTCGTCCTTACCTCTACGCTTAAGCCTGAGACGGAGGAAGAACGCATTGCGCGGCTCGAGCAGGAACGCCTGGATCAGCTCAATAAGAGTCTTGCCCGCATTGGCCATGCTCCACTCCAGTTCCCAACGTCTCCAGCCGAAGCTGAAGCAGCGGCAGCGACGGAGGATGAGCGATTTCCTGTGGACGAGGATGCACACGACGCCGGCAGATTGGATGAAGGAGACAAGGCTGTGGAAGTGGCAGGAGAAGTACCTTCGCTCGAAGCAAGAGTAACCGAGCTGGAAGAATGGAAAAACAGCGTTGAAGAGCGAATCGCGGGATTAACGTTCCAACGATAATGAATGGCCCTCTACGGAGGGCTTTTCCCATCAGGAGAGAGGGGGATTACGATGGCGATCGGGCATCTGTACACATATACCGGGGGAGTCACCATCATGAACCTCGGGCCGGCGACGGCGGAGAACTATCGTCGATCGGGGAATAAGACGCGGGCGTTGCTCGCACGCACGCAGGACAAGGCGGAACGCGAGATCATTGGGGGAATGATCAGCGAATGCGACTACGTTAGCGAATGGTTGGAGACAGGGAGGCGGCCGGGTAACCGTCGCGGCATCGAACGTCGCTCAGCTTACCAGCGGGAGCGTCCCGTGGATCCGATCGTCTTACAGTCCTATACCAGACAAAGCGGAGGGACGATCGGGAGCATCCATGCTGAGGGCATCACAGATGAAGACCGGGCAAAGGTTGAGAACGTGCTCGGACAGCTCACAGAGAAGGAGCGAGACGCATATGTGATGGTTATCGGGCAGGGATTACCATTCGCGGAGGCGGCGCGGATCCGGGGAGTGGAGAAAGGAAGCATTCAATCGTTGGTCGAATCTGCTCGAAGGAAGATCAGCAAGATTATGATGCAGGGTGATCTCTTTGACTTCAATTAAACGAAAGGAGCAGGAGGGCTTCCCTCGCTGCTCTATTTTTTTACCTTACGAAAGCCACCTATATATAGATGTATCGAAACGCGTATCGAAACAAAGAACGATCTGATGCCACTAGGCAAAGGGTCGTTTTTTTCATTCGCTGTCTCGTTAAAGCGAGACACCGATGACATTCGTTTCGAAACGATAAAGGAGAGTGGCAAGATGGGCAGGCCGAGTAAAATAGAACTGCTTGAGCTTCAGCACATCGTCGCCAGATGTTTAAGCCAGGGAATCACTTCTTCCCGTCAGATAGCTGCTGAATGTACCAAGGAGATGCGGAACCGAGGCGATAAGGGCGAGGACGTTTCGCACAACGCTGTCTTCCGATATATGGAGTCCAGCAAATTCGATACGCCGCGGACTTCCGTACCGGTCGAGAAAAAGAAGGCGGCAGTCGTCCAGGTGAGCGGGCGCGTCGAGCGGATCGTTAACTACGACTTGGATATCATTGAGCTTCAATACAAGACCACAGCAGCGCTGTACGATCGCTTCGTTTTCGTCGATGGACTTCCGGATATGGTAGATGGACGTTTGACGGCGCTCGTCGAGAAGGTATTGGATGTGGAAGGCGCGGATCCCGATTACCTCAGCCGGTGGAAGATCAGCTTCGTGGAGGAGATGCGGCGGAACATCACGGCGATCACCACGCTGAACCGGGAGCTCCGTCAGAATTCTCAGTTTATGAGCGAGCTGCGGGAGAAGGCATTCGAGTTTAAGCTCATTCAGGAGTACTTGCAGTTGTTCATGGATGTGTTCAAGAAGGCGTCGCCTGAGGCGTTCGAGATTGCGGAGGAGCAGATCGCGGCTAACCCGAGATTACAACGGATCGTGGAGCAGCAGAAAGAATTGAGGGGGTATGAGGAAGGGTGATTGTCTGTTTGTAAATTTTTGTCTAAGATAGTCCTATACTATCATATTTGGGGGCTATCCAATGAAGGTCGCGAAGAATGTAATTATGTTACTAATTCTATTAATTCCAGGTCTCTACTTCGGGTACAAAGGGCAGTCTGTTGAGATGGGTTTGGCGATTGTTATGGGAGCAATAGCTGCAGCGTTTATGAACATTGATAAAATTGCGGAATTTAGTGGCGGAGGATTTAGCGCAAAAATGCGGGAAGCAATTAATGAAGCCTACGCTACTTTAGATCGAGTAAAGAAAATTACAGAACCATTAATTAATTTAGGAATTGAGAACTTAACCTTATCTGGTAGACAAGCTGCGAGTATTGGATTTGGTGAAAAGCATCGAATATTAGAAGAACTATCTACAAGTGCTAGCGAAGTTGGTATTGATTCTTCAGCTAATTATACAAACGCAATAAATAGGTTTTATCGATATCATGTATGGGACTTTTTACACAAAATTATTCGTGAAATTACAAAAGAAAATTTGTATATTCCCGGTGATCTCCAATCATTGATGGATTGGGAATCAACTAATTACCCAACAGAATCGCAAATAATAGATATTTTTAACAAGCACAATCATTCAGTTTCTCCTTTAATGAAGGAATTCATAGACGATTATGTTTATTATTCCAAGCATAATAAATCTAGGAGAAAGATTGATCGATTAAACTGAACGGAGGAATGAGAGATGTGCTACTCGCCAAGATCCATGACCGGATAAAAGAACAGGCCAAGGTCAAGAACACGCCGAAATGGGTTCGCGATCCGCGAACATACATTGAGGAACGCCTCTTCATTCGCACAAAGGATAAAAAGGTCATTAATCTCGTCTTCAACCCGATCCAAGCGCTGTACTGGATGGAGAAGACGAAACGCGACATCATCCTAAAACCTCGCCAGCTCGGGTTCTCAACCCAGAGCATTGGGAGGTTTTTTGAATGCGTCATAAACGAGGAGAACGTCACGGCCGTTATCATTGCCCACGACGCCGACTCCACGCAGAAGATGTTCCAGGCTGTTCAGCTTATGTACGAGCGCCTTCCGGAAGCGAAGAAGGAGCAGCTCAATGGCGGCAAGAACAAGCCGAAATACGGGAATCGGAAGGAATACTTCTTCGCCGGCAATAACTCGCGGATCTACGTCGGTACCGCGGGATCAGATAAATTCGGACGTTCGCAGACGATCAACTATCTGCTGTGTTCCGAGGTCGCGTTCTGGCCAAACCCTGAAGAGCTCATGACGGGGTTGCTGCAGGCCGTTCCTTTCGACGGTGAGATCGTTATCGAGAGTACGGCCAATGGCGTCGGCAACTACTATCACCAGACTTACGAGGACGGCAAGAAGGGCAAGAACAACTGGAAGGCGCACTTCTACGCCTGGCATCAGCATCCCGAGTACCGCCTCGAGCTTGCTACTGGGGAATCGCTTGGCGACTACAGCGAGGACGAGCAGGAAGGCGTAAGCAAGTACGGTTGGACGCCGGAACAGATCAAATGGCGTCGCTGGAAGATCGCGGAGATGCCGCAGACGCCGGATCGATCAAAAGAGGACATGTTCAAGCAGGAATACCCTGCGAACGATCTCGAGGCATTCCTGAATACCGGCGCTCCCGTCTTCGATCAGAAGAAGGTTATGGCACGGATCGAGTTCCTCGAGGCGAAGTATGCCGTTCAGAAGCCGGTCCGTGGGAATTTCGTCTTTGATTACAAAGGAGAACGGATCATCGACGATTCTATTCGCTTCCTACCGGATCCGAACGGCGTCGTCACGATCTATAAGTATCCAGAGCGTCGGCGTCCATACGTGGATGGCGGAGATACAGCGGAGGGCGGCAAGGACTACAGCGCCGGACAGATGCTTGATAACATCACCGGCGAGCAGGTCGCGGTCTGGCACGGCCATAGCGACACGGATCTCTATGCCAAACAGCAGTATTGCTTCGGCAAGCACTTCAATAATGCGTTGCTGTCGATCGAGATGAACTTCGACCTTCATCCGATCAAGGAGCTCGAGCGCCTCGGCTACTACAACCAGTTTCGGCGCGAGAATATCGACGACTACAATGAGCCGGAGCAAACGAAGCACGGCTTCAGGACGACGACAGTCACCCGGCCAGTCATCATCGCAGAGCTCGTGACGATCGTGCGGGAGTCCATCCACCTGATCAACGATTTGCCGACGTTGTACGAGATGTTATCGTTCGTTCGCGGACCGACAGGGAAGCCTGAAGCGTCTCCGGGTAAGCATGACGATTTGATCATGGCACTTGCGATCGCTCATCAGGCGCGTGGGCAGCAGTCGATGCAGTTGGCACCCGAATACAATTACGAGCCGGATTATGAGCCAGCTTTCGGAAACACAGGATATTAATTATAATGGTCGTGAGGTGTTGCTTAAATGGAAAAGGATGAAGTACTATTTGAATTGCTTAACCTTGTCGATCAAAATGCCGGTGAAGATTATCACAATATTTGCACCAGGCAGGAATTTGAGGAACGAGTTGAACGAGTCAAGGAAGCCTTAGGGTTCGATTACAACAATCATTATGCATCGCTCAAAGAAAAATGGGCTGCTGATGCCGAAAATCAGCCTGTCGACCGAGATCCTATAAAGAAAGTATCGACTCCAAACTATTGACCGCCAATGGCGGTCTTTTTGTTTGAAGAAAGGAGTGAGCACTCTGGCCAAGATTTCTCAGAAGAACTTGTCGAAATACATTAATCGTATCGACTATGCCGAGCAGAAGCGCGATGCGTATTGGCGCGATAAATGGCTCGCATGGTATAAGCGCTACCGGAACATCCGGGATCAGATCATCGACCCACGTACCAAGAAGCCGCGGATCGACCGCTCGAACATCTCTATACCATACGGATTTACGATGGTTGAGACCGTGCTTCCGCGTTTGATCGAGACGCTATTCGCGGCGCGTCCTTACGTGAGTATGAAGGGAATGCCGCCGGGAACCTCCGGCATGGATCCACAGCAGCTCATGGACATGCTTCGCGCTAAAGACAAGCCTTGGGAAACGGCAGCCAAGAAGATGGAGACGCTCATCGATTATCAGATGAATGTGCCGATGGATATCCAGGACGTATTCGATGACGGGTTGAAGATCCTGGCTATTTACGGTACGACCGTATCATTTACGGGATGGTGCTATCGGGAGAAGGAAATTATTCGGAAGGAACGTCAAACTGTCATGTCCGGCGAGTTCGGTCAGGATGGAGTGGAGATGCCGCTTCTTGAAGAAGATGGCGTAACTCCGGTCACGGATTACGTCGAAGTGACCGAGTCTAAGAAATCATACGATGATCCCGAAGTCGCTTTCCTCGATCTCGGGCTTTTTTATGCGGATCCGAATGGCACGAATGTCGATGATGCCCGGTATTGTGGCCATGATGTCTACAAGTCCAAGGCCGATCTAAAAGAAATGGAGAAGGAAGGCCTTATCTCTGTCGATTGGAAGCGGCTTCCGAAGGATGCCCGTACAAATGAAGCGCGGAACTACCGGCAGACGGCGATCGGGCTTCCTACGAGCGATGACCAGGAATCGAACGGGCATGAGGACGACCTTTATCAGCTCACCTACTACTGGGAGGACGATAAGCGCGTCCTGATCCTGAACCGGAAGCAGATTGTCGCAGAAGGGCCGAATCCGTACTGGCACAAATCCAAGCCTTACGACAAGGAAGTCTATTCGAAGGTTCCGGGAGAGTTCTACGGGATCGGTATCATGGAGATCACCGAGGATCTGCAGGACGAGCTCAACGTTGAGAGGAACCAGCGGATCGACTACCGTTCCCACTCCATGCGGCGGATGTTTAAGATGCGCCGCGGGGCAGAAATCGACAAGAATCAGCTCGTTTGGAAGCAAAACGGGATTATAGAAGTGCAGAAAATGGATGATGTCGATGTTCTTGCTGCTCCTGATGGCGCGCTTGCGGGCTCCTTTAACCAGGAACAGATCATCAAGCAGGACATCCGGGATACGGTTGGCGCTCACGATATCGTCATGGGAACCGGTAATAGCGGCACGGCGACGGAATCGATGGCCAAGGACAATAACGCCTCCATCCGGTTCAAGAAGGTTATCTCGTCCATCGAGAAGAAGCTACTCGTCCGGATCACGCGGAAGATGGTCCAGATGAATCAGCAGTATATCGACGACGTCCGTATGCTTCCACTATTTGACCAAGACGAATCCGAATGGCCTGTGATCACACCGGAAGAGATCCAGGGCGAATTTCATCTCAGTCCGTCCGGATCCAGCGTCGAACCAATGGCGAACAAGGAAGCGTACAAGCAGCGGATGGTGGAGCTATACGGCATGTTCCGGCAGGATCCGTTCTATCAGCAGTTCCCGGGCAAGCGTCGCAATTTGATGAAGATCGTCTATGAATCGTTCGATATTACCGAAACGGATGATTTGCTACCGTCAGATGATGAGCTCGCGGGCGTGATTAAGATGCAGGCTGTTCAGGAATGGCTTGCAACGCTTCCGCCGCAGGCTCAACAGATCATTGCCGCAGTGTTGACGCAATCGCAGGGCGGCGCTCCACCACAAGGTGGGCTTCCTCCCGGCGGTCAACCTCCTGATGCTGGCGCGCCTCCCGAAGCTGGCGGAGCTAATGCGGCGATGATGCAGGAGCAAGGCATGCAGATGGCCGGGGTGGGGGTGTAGCGCGTGGATCCGCAAGCATATCGCTACATGATCCAGACGGAAGGTTGGCAGCTTCTCGAGGTGGAGATCCGCAGCAAGATTGGTTATCATCGCGGTCGTCTGATGGATTGCAAGACGTGGGAAGAGGTTCAACAGCACCGCGGGGCGGTAGAATCGCTCGAGTCGGTGCTTAATCATATTGATCAAACTATTCGAGAGGGGAATGAAGAAGATGAATAAGGATTTGAGTGTTACAAGCGTGGAGGATGCAAAGACCAAGGTATCGGACATTATCGTATCAGGGGACGGAGATACGTTTGCGCTTCTTTGCAAAGCTTCGTCTAAGGAACAAGGTTGGATGAAATCGACGAAGGTATGCAACGTCGAAGGGGGATGCCTTGTACAGGTTTCAACGCAACAGCGTAATCCAGATGGATCATACGCTGTGGCCGAAGCTTTATCTTTCGTACCTGGCATTCAGCTTAACAAGGATGCGGAACCGCGCAGGCTCGAGCCGATTATGCAGTTGAATGGTCTTGATTCTGCGTCCTATACTTCCGCAGAGGACAGCATTTATCAACGTCGCATGTTCTTGGACTCTTTGATCCAGGCGCAAAACTCGGGAGTCAATGTCAGGGATATGATTACAAGTGAGCTTGAGGAAATGAAATCCTTGATTAAGTAACATCCGTGGGTCCGGTGAGAATCCGTTCCCACATCCCACTTCGGTGGTTGGACGCCTTCGGGCGTCTTTTTATATTCCACATATTGAAAGGAGCATTACTATGCCAGGAATTTTCGGAGATGAAACGATACCTGTATATTCCGAGTCCCCGGAAGGACACGACGAGGAAACAGCCGTTGAGACCGAAAACGAAGAGGATTTTGACAACGATCAAGACGTCGATTCCGAGGATGAGCAAGAAAGTGAAGATAATGCCGACACGACGGACTCCGATGCTGATGAAGATCAGGAAGAGGAACACTCCGAGGAACTGTTGGCAGGAAAGTATAAGACGCCAGAGGATCTTGTGAAAGGATACAAGGAACTTGAGCGTCAGTTCCATCAAAGCCGTTCCAGCGGCGGGCAGCAACAACAGCCTGCGAACCAGACGGCTGTTGTACAGCAACCAGGGGAACAAACGCAGCAGCCTGATCTGAACAACGTGTTCTGGGAGAGATTCCGGGATAATCCATTGGCGACGATGGAAGCCGTAATCGGGCATATCGTCAACGATCGCACCGCACCGATCTTCGAGGAACGTCGAAGCCAATCGCTTTCCTCACATATTTCGAACATTGCGAAGAGCTATCCTCAAGTCGGTACCGAGGAAGGGCTCAAGCAACTGGTCGATAAGGTTCGGGAATTCGCGGATGAGGTTGGGAATCCGGATTTACTCAGAAACCCAACGGATAAGATCATGCGTTTTGCCGCGCGAGAGGCGTTCGGCGATACGGTTTCCAAAGCGTTCGAAAAAGGTAAGGCTGCTGGCCGTTCAGAATCTGAGCGCACACGTCAATCCAAGCAAGGACTTGGAGCGAAGGGTGGAGCCAAGAAGCAGTCTGCTCCAGCCAAGACGGAAGAGCAGGAAATGGTAGACAACATCCTCGCTGCAGGAAGAGGCGGCGGGATCTTCGGATAACACTATATTAATCAAGGAGTGATCGAGCATGGCTGTAGTACAAGGAACTCGCGACACGCGTAATATTACGCAGAATAAACTCGTTATCGATATGAGCGAGAAGATCGGACTCTTGCAACCAAATGAAGAGCCGTTCATGTCATTTCTGAAAATCGCCAAGCGCAATACGGAGGCGGCACGTAACCCGAAATTCGAGTGGTTGGAAGATGACCTATTGCCGCGTTGGGATGCCATTAATGCAGCAGCCGGATATGCATCCGGAATTACCGCGCTAGTCGTAGACAATGCTTCGTATTTCTCCGTCAACGATGTGGTAAAAGTGCCGCGGACTGGCGAGGTCATGCTTGTAACTGCGATCAACGCTGGGACGCAAACGCTGACTGTAGTTCGTGGTTATGGACTTACGGCCGCTGCGGCATTGGTCGACAACGATCCGCTCGTCATCATCGGCGGTGTCAATGAAGAGGGCGGGGGTACTCGGGAACTCAGATCCACGCAAGAAGTGGCCAAGTACAACTATACGCAAATTTTCAAAACTCCCTTTGGTGTGACGAACACCCAAGCTGCTACGAAGATGTATGGTGGCAAAGATCTTTCCTACCAACAAGCCAAAGGCGGCGTACAACACAAGATCGATATGGCTCGCGGATTTGTGTTTGGTGAACGGAAAGAGGATTTAACTGGATCCAAACCGAAGCGTGCAACGGGCGGCGTTCTTAGCTTCCTGAATAAAAACAACTACGATGCTGGCGGAGCTCTTACGCAGTCCGAGTTTGACAATAACATCTCGGAAGTCGTCTTCAAGTATGGAAGCAAGGACAAGATTATCCTGGCGTCCGCACGCTTGTTGTCCGTCATTAATAGCTGGGCGATCGCTAAGCTACAACTAAACCAACAAGCCAAGGAATACGGGTTGGAGATCTTCCGTTATATCACTCCATTCGGCGTTTACAACATCATGAACTACCAGCACATTCTCGAGGGTGCGGTATATGGTGGATACGGCATTATTCTTGACCCTGCTGCTATCAAATATCGTCCGTTGGAAGGCCGGGATACGAAACTCGAGACTAACATCCAAGCGAACGACGCCGACGGTCGTACCGATCAGTACATCACGGAAGCCGGTCTTGAAGTTCGCAATCCTGAGAAGCATGCAGTACTAACGGGCGTAACGAGCTAGTCATCATATCGACTACTTATTTCTGAAAGGGTGAACCATAATGGCAAAATTCCAAGCACGCTGCCCAAATCAAGTACTATGTATCAAGCCAGCACGTGTATCTATCGTCGAAGGCATTCCTTATCCCGTTCCGGGCGAACATATCCGTTTCGAGAACGGAGAATTCGAGACGACCGACAAGGACAAGATCGCATACCTGAAGAAGCATCGTCTCTTCGGAACGTCGATCGTCGAAGTTACCAAGGTGGGCGAGCAAGAGCCTCCTGTAGATCCGCCAAAGGAATAAGCAAACGCACTCTATCCGAGGCAGGGCATCCGTTGTCCTGCCTTTTCTACGTTCAAGGGGTGATATAAGAAATGGCTATGAGTTATCAAGAAATCATCACGGAGGCGGACGAGAGGTACCCGAACGGGTTGACGCTCGAGTCCAAGCTTTTGAAGATCTACCTTCGCGAGCGAAAGCTAATGCGGACGATCTACCGCCGTAAGACAGCAACTGTATTCGACGTGGTGGCAGGGAAAATGTTATTTCCTCTAGCGTTCCATTATTCGAAGATCTTCCAAGCGATCTACGCCGGGAAGTACTACGAGTACGAGGACATCAACGATAAGATCGCACAGCCGCCTTTCCTTTACACATATCGGGACTCGATCGGGGTATATCCTACTCCGGAACAGGACATCCCTGGGGGACTGCATCTGTTCCACTACTTGGAGCCGGTGAAGCCGACACTTGCAACGATCACGAACTTCCCGGTGTTCGATCCAGACTTCCCATTGGTTCTCGTATACGGGCTCTGCAAGGACATGGCCGAAGTAAACAAGGAGTTTGACGTCGCGAACGGCTTCATTGCGCAGTATGACGAAGAAATCGAAGAGTTCAAAGAAGCGAATCGCGAGCCAGCACCTACAGAAATGAGAGTGGAGTGATGAGTGGATGAGTTACGGATACGGTACAAATGCCGAACTGATCGCCGGTCAGCTAGCGGACGCCGCGGACGTCCAGCGAATCTGGGGCGGTCTGATGTACGTTGTAACGAATTATGGCATTACCGGAGACGGCGTGACCAACAATACAAGCGCTCTGCAGGCGCTCATCAATAAAGCCATCGCGGCAGGGCGTCGGACAATTTTCTTCCCACATGGCCAGTATTTTGTATCGGCGTTGGTCAATGCGGATCAGGTAGACTTTGTCGGGGACAATTCCACGTTCGTCGGGGGATATGTAGGGGAGATCTCCAATCTAGGGAGCGATGCTGCGCTTAAGGCGGATTTGACACAGTTAGAAGTGGATACAACGAACCGCTTTTCAAGTATGGAGATAAACGTTAAATTTCCTCCTGTTCCGCTAGTTGCGGCTGTCGGAAATGGAGTTTCTGATGATACTGCGGCAATACAGGCATGTATAAATTATGTTGTAACATCGTTAAATGGCGGCATAGTATATCTTCCTCCAGGAACGTATCTCGTTAAAAGCCTATTGTTACACGCTCACGTATCAATCGTTGGTGCAAATCCGATTACAAGCGGATCGTTCTACGATCGTAAGCAAGGCAGCTATCTATATTGTACAGACCTCACTAGCCCTGCGGTCATTATGAGATCAGGCACTTCATTTGAGCGTATTTTCTTCTTTTACCCAAATCAAAAGACCGCTGGTACACCTACGGCATATCCAGCATCTATCAAAATCGACGAGTACAGCGGAGACCAACTTGTCCGTGATGTCGTGTTTATTAACTCTTATATCGCTATAGACACAACCACTCTAATAGGAAGCCATACGACCTTGATAGCTCAAAATTTATACGGTTACCCTTTATTTACCGGAGTTATCTTAGCCAACGGTGTCGATGTAGACAAGATAGAGAATGTTCATTTCAGCCCTAAATATTATCCGGAAGCTGTACAATCTTTACGTGAATGGGTACAGATTAACGCCAAGGCATTCGTGATTAAAAGAGCTGATTGGAGTAAAATAACAAACGCATTTATGTTTGGATATGGCATAGGCGCATCCTTGGAGGGGGCTAGCGTAATTACCCTTGAAAAGTGTGGATTCGACGAGTGTATTTCCCCCATCGTAATAACAGGCACGTCATTCGGAGCTAAGATACTGAATTGTGAATTTGTATCTAAGGATGGTTATAATGCTGCAACCAATGCCAATGCGATAACCATTAACGCAGCGAGTTGTGATGTAACAATTGACAATGCGCGTATATGGGGTACGAAGGGTGACGGAATAGGTATCACGTCGTGTGCTAGCTGTCTTATATCGAATTCCCAAATTCTTGAGTTTGGATTAAATGGTGTTTCCTCAGGATCTACAAAATCAGGCATACGTATATCAGGAGGAAGTAACATCAAGATTAGCAACACGCTTATAGATGGTCAAAATGGAACGTTCAAGAAAGGCATCTTCAATTCTGCCGCTGCAACGAATGTAACAATAACCTCAAATAATGTAATCAACATCAGCGGAGATTACGGTATTTATTTAGCCCCAACGTCCGACTATGTAATTTGTAAGGATAATGTGCTGAAGGGTACGTTAGGAGTATCTGACAACATCACATCACCTAAGAAATATGTTTCAGATAATCTAGTGTAACAAAAGGACGATTATGCGCAGTAAAGAAAGGGGGACTTTACATGGCCTACTGGCCACGAATACCGCCAAAGGAACCATCCCACGCGATCAAGAATTTCAGAGGATCGAACAAGCTCGACCCATTCTCGCTCGATCCGTCGTTTTCCCCGCGGACGAAGAATACCATATCGACGAAAGCCCCAGCCATGACCACTCGGCCGGGGTTTTCTGTTTTAGGCGCGGCTATTGGGACAAAGGTTCTAGGTATTGGGATATGGAAGGACACGGAGATCCACGCCGTATTTAACGATGGGACATGGCGTCGCTGGACGGGGAGCGCGTGGTCTGCTCCTCTCAAGAGCGGGCTCAGTACAACGGCGACCTGGTCGTTTGTCAACTATAAGGGAAACCTGTCCGGAATCAACTTGATCGGCAGCAACGGTGTCGATCCGATCCAGAAGTACGATGGGACCACGGTGAGTAACCTCGCGACGGCACCGGCGGGCGGGAACTTCATTGAGACGCACAGCAACCGCCTCTATTGCGCGCAAGGGATCAGGACTTATTATTCTCCGGTAGGGATCGCGGACAACTGGAACCTCGTTCAGCAGTCGGACGCGGACGGGGGGTTCCTAGATAAGAACGTACCGGAGGGAGAAACGATTTGCGGGATGAAGGCGGGCGTTGGACACGTTACGATTCAGTTTCCGAGCTCGACGTGGGAACTATACGGCTCAAATGTAGGGGATTTCTCATATGAGCCAGTTGGAACGGATATCGGTGGCCTGAACGACCAGTCTATGACCACGCTCGGAGGCATCATGTATTTCCTTGATGAAACAGGTATCTATCAATATGCCGGCGGTGTCCGCCCGCGTAAGGAGTTCTCAGCCGCGGTGCAATGGTACGTCGATAATATGAACAAGGCGGCCAAGCAGACCAGCTGCATCGGCGCAGATGGACGTTTCTTGTACGTCGCCTTGCCGATGGGATCCAGCGCGACGGCGCCGGATACGATCCTTGTATACGATACGATAGAAAAGGTCTGGAACGTCTGGGAAGACATTCAGGCAGTCATGTTTGCCAAGATGGGCGAGTCGTTGTACATGGCCGATGCGCAGGGCCATGTGCTTCGTTTGGGTGGTACGACGGACGCCGGCGCTCCAATCACATGCCTATGGGACTCCAAACCGTTCGGCGCGCGCTCGATGGGTCAGCTCGTCCGGTGGCGTGGGCTATGGGTGACGGTCGATAAACCGGTTGGTAGCGCGGTTCAGTTCTATATTAATGATCAGCCGACGGGGGAGACGGGGTGGAAGCTTACCGGATCTCTCAGTTCGGAAGCCAATATCGTCTCGAAGCGCATGCCGATCGCTCCGACTACGATGGGCAACGCAAGATTCCTTCGGCAGCGTATCGCTTGGACAGGACCGGCCACGATCTACGAGTCGGCGTGGGATCAAATAGAACTTCCGATTACGTAGGAGAGGAGTGTGGCAGAGATGCCGGGACAAGTAACAGGAGACGAAAATCTCGAGGATCTACAAGACCTTGTCGCAAAGCTACAGAAGGACGTTAATTGGATCTTAAACGGGAACCTATCTAGCAAGAACGTTCGGGAGATTGGGGGCTATAACGTAAGCGAAACGCTCTTCCAGTCCAGGGGCGGAGATGTCGGGATGTCTTCGGATCCAACCGGAACTGATCCTGTTCGATTTTGGGCGGGAAGCACGAATAAGGACACTGCTCCTTGGCGGGTGCATAAGAGTGGTAAGTCGGTGATGACGGGGGCGTTGATTCAGAGCAGTAACGGGACTTATCCGCTTATTAAGATGGATCCTACAAGCTCTTTGTTCGGAGCCTATACTGATGCGAACAAATATATCAGTATGGTAGCGATGGATGGTACGCGCAGTGTACCTGCATTACTTTTCAAAGATGACAGCATCCCGATGTACTCAATTATGTATATCGATGATCCAGCTCAAAGATTTACTATTCTTTCAGCAGGGGACATGTTCATCAGTGCAGGGACATCAACCTTAACAATAGGTGGGTTTAGGGTGAAAACTGATTGGAGCACCCTCTACAATTATGCCGAAACACAAACCCTCCAACAAGCTTTAGACGCTAAGGCAAGCGTGACTGCACTAAGTTCAAAAGCCGATGTCACATACGTTAATGGATTTGGAATTAACATGGGTTTCGATCCGGGAACTCGCAATCTAAAGTTGTTCGCGGCTAACGGATCTACATTGGCTACCGTGAACATTCCGTAAAATGGTATAATGTAGCCAAAAATAGGGATCGAGGCGATTTCATGAAGAAAATTGTCATCGGCATTATTATTGGCGCATTACTAATGTTTTCGGGACAAGCCATTGCGGATTCGATTTCCAAGGTGGGCAAGAAGGTCCAAGCAGAATACGTGATCAAGGTAGACGGGAAGAAACTTGATGCGAAAGCGTTAGCCATCGACGGACAGACTACGACTCCGAACAGAGCACTTGCGGACGCTGTAGGATATGATGTCGCATTTGTAAACAAGGAAGTCATCTTCACGAAACGATCGGAGGTGCAGCCAGTGGAAGAGACGGAACAGCCGGTTCCGACAGAAACACCGCCTACCTCAATACCGATTGAAGAGCCAAAATCAGAATATACTCTAGAATCAGTTAATAGTTTGATAAAAAGTATAGAGTCAGAAATGCGTGCATACAAACTAATGTACGATGATCTCGTAAGAGATGGAGCCAATCCCGAGCAGTTGGAAAAGTGGGAAAAATACTTCAAGGATAAAGAAGCAGAGCTTGTGCGCCTTAGAGCCATTAAAGCCGATCTTGAATCGAATCAATAGCACTTATTCAGAAGAGCCTGCCATTGGTAGGCTCTTTATTTTCCTGTGGGAGGGAAACGCATGTTGGCCAAGAAAGATCGCGATGCAAAGAAAAAGAATCGGCTTAACATCTACGACGAGCGGATCTTCGAAATGGAGATGGACTTAACAGCAGCCGTAGCAGCGGAAGAGACGGAAGCAGAAACGGAGATTAAGAAGAATCTCGATAAGCTACGGCTAGCTCGTGAAGCCGTCGAAAAAATGTGAGGAGTGATATCGATGGCAGTGGTTCCTACCTTCGCGAAATATGGTGGCAAAGACAACTATGTTGCCAGTCAGAATAACCGGTGGCAAGCAGCAAACGAAAGCAATGATCAGGATTTAATGTCGAGGTTGCTTGCAGATTCGAAAAGGGCGAATTACACGTTGAATCCTTTCAATTCGAGTCAATCAGGAAACCAGATGACCGGTCAAGACAGAAGCAACAACCTAATGACGCAGCTCGAGCAGGCGCTGTCCAAGCCATTCGAAATGCCGACATTCTCGTTTAACCCGGAAACGGACCAACGGTACATTCAGAGTATGAAGCTTGCCGATCAGGCAGCCGAACAAGGGACAGGTAACGTACTTGCAAATCTCGCAAGTAGAGGAATTGAGAACGGATCCATCATGGGCGATCGCGCCGCGCAGATCCAGCAACAAGAGCGTGCCAAGGTATCGGGCCAACTCGTTCCGCAATTATACGCTCAAGCATATGATCAGTTCGCCAATGAGCTCAATATGAACTATCGGGCGAATCAAGATCAATTGTCTGGATTAGCGAGCCTCCTCGGTAGACAGGATAGCCAAAATCAACTAGGGCTGGATAATCTCTTCCGAGATAAGAGCTTTAATTGGGAGCAGGGCGTAGACAAGAGGAATTTTGATAGAGGAGTACTTGAATCCAATCGTGGATTCAATCGCGGAGTCCTTGAGTCAGACAGAGGATTCGATCGAGGCGTACTCGAATCCGATCGCAATTACGATCGCGGCATCTTAGAGAGTGATCGGGCATACAACCTTGACCGCTCGAGAGAAAGCCGAATCTCTTCTGGCGGAGGCGGTGGGGGCGGAAGTGGTGGCGGATCGAGCGCGAAGCCGGCCAACCTGAATACGGTCATCAGCAATATCAATAGCCTTTATACGCAATATGCTGATGGTAAACGGACCATCACAGATCCTAAGGCTATCAAGGCATATATCGATAGTATGGGGCTTCCCGATGCTCAGAGAAGCCAGCTTTACAACTATTACAGTATAAATGCCGCGTATTCGAATGCTGGAGACTTCATAAAGGACCTAGTGAGCGGAGCGTGGGGTAAGCTGACTGGCAAAGATGGTGAACAAAAAGTTGAGGATGATGAGATTAGGCAATACCTCAAATAAGGGGTGAGGTCATGAGTGCGGAGAAACTATACCGTGAAGTGAAATCCGGAAAGGTCAAACTTGAACAGCTCAACGATTCGGGCAAGGCAGCTTTGAAGGATTACATGGCTGCTAAGGATAAAGCTGATGGAGAGCAGCTCGTTAAGGCTGCCGGATCCGTAGCGAAAACAGTCAAGAAAATAGGGGATAAGGTGGGCGGTCAAGTAAAGACCGCCTTTTCTGATGCTCAAGCACGAGGGCAAGCTGTTCAGGCTCAGGAGAAAATCAAAGAGGCTGAGCAAGCGAAATGGGACGAAGACAACGGAAGGAATATCCCTGTTGTTGGGCGTGTTCTTCGCGGACTTGATTGGCTTTCGAAGGAAACTAAACCATTCGCGGACGTTGCTCAGGAGCTATATACGCCAGGCGGTGGATTGACCGCAGTCAATGCGGCGACAAAGGGGACTGGAGCATTGATCAGCCGATTGGCTCCGTCCGTTGGTAACAGCTCGAAGCTGCTCCCCCGAGTAGCAACGGAGGCGGTCAAGGAGGCTGCAGTAGGAGCTCCGCTTTCTGTCGGTAATGCTCTGGCCAGAGACCCGCAAGCTGACCACTTAGAGGAGGACGCTTTGCTTGGTGCGGTATTCGGTGGGGCCGTTGGCGGCGCTGTCCCGGCTGTAGCTCAAGGAGCGAAAACTCTTGTAAGGAATGTTAAGCAGCGCGGGCTTAATCAAACGCTTGATGAGTTTATTGGGGAGATGACCGGTCCGCGTGGGGATACTGTCCATCCTATTGATCGAATTGTTCAAGAACTGCAACCTTCCCCAGCCGCAAATAAGGGGGATGAGCTCGCGGGAAACTTCAAGCGTTGGGAAGGAATTCAGCAGCAATATAACGATGCTGTAGAGAGTCAGTTCCAATTGCTTAAAAAGCAGATGGACGAACGCGGCGGGGTCGCTCAGGGAACGATCATCCGCGATCCGATTAGCGGTGAGGTTGTCGATCGGGTCGGGCGGGTTTCCAGCAATCCTCGTTGGTATCGTGACTTCTTTGCTGACAAGGGCCGCAAGCCTTCGGTTAAAGAGCTTCGGGCTCTTGCTGATGAACACGTTAAGTCGGGATATGTAGATGACGACGCCGGCGTAATTCCACCCTGGAAACCAGCGGATATTGCGGATATCGACGGTGAACTCGCATCGATTCGCGGCATGATGGATTCTGCGACGGATCCGGCCGAGCGTTCTGCACTTCAACAGGTGGCGGCTACACTCGAGGCAAGCCGCGGACAGATCCGGCAGCAACTTCCGGAAGGTGTTCAAGGTCGTGTCGTTCCCGGAGCTCAGGCCAAGGCAAATCCGCCAGTTCCACCGCAGGCAGCTCCGACGCCGGTGTCCGGGGTGGCACAATCAACACAGCAGCATCAGATACTAACACCGCCGGCTCCTTCAGTCCCGGTCAATCCTAAGAAGACGATTACTCGTACGAAACTCGTGAATAACATCAAACAAAATCTAGGGATCACGATCGATACAGGGCGTACTGGCGGCGGCAAGGGAGTTCTCGGGGTTTACAAGGTTCAGCCGGAAGTTATTCGATCGGCTGCCGCACAAGACTACGACACCATCGCACATGAGATCGGTCATCACTTGACGAAGAAACACGGGCTGTTAGATCCGCAGTATGAGCCGGAGCTCATCAATATGATGAATACGATGGGCGTTCATCCTTACCGGCAGTATCCGCGGGGACAGTGGCATGATGAGGGGATTGCGGAGTATATGCGGATATCCCTGTCCGATCCGCAACAGGCTCGTCAATTGGCTCCAAACTTTACAGCGTTCCTGGAACGGCAATTACCGAAGAACGTACAAAAAGGGCTAAGCAACGTGCAAAAAGACATCAAAACTTGGCTCGATCAGGGAGAATACAATCAAGCCAAAGGAATGCTTGATCATGAAGGGGCTACCCAAGGTAAGGGGGCTTCACGGTCTAAACTGTATACGCGCTTCTTCGACGACCTTAATCCGATCGCCCTTCTTGAGAAGTCGTTGAAGGGCGCTATTGGCATTGGATCGAAGTCCATGTACAAATTAGCAAGGCTTTCCCGCGGAGTTGGGGAACAGGCGAAAATGGCGGCTACGCGTGGGATATTCGATTCCAAAGGAAATAAGTTGGCAAATGGATTACGAACGATTGTTCAGCCGCTTGAGAAAATCGGAATGAAACAAGATGATTTTGCAACATACCTTGCGGCCGTTCATGCTCGCGATCTAAAAAAGTTACACGGCAAAGAAGTTCCTTTCTCGGATTCTCAGATGGCAGCTGTAATCCAGAAATGGGGCGGCAACCAAGCGGTTCAAAAGGCTCAAAAAGAAATCGTTAAGTACAATAATGCTCTAATGGATCTGTTGGTCGAAGCTCAGATTTATACAAGAGAATCAGTTGATGCCCTTGGAAAGAAATATCCGAACTATGTACCATTCCTTCGCTACTTTGACGATGACGCTGTTGCCGGTTTTAAGAACGGGGGATATGGATCGGGTAACGGATTCGCTAACTTAATGAACCCGGTTAAGCGTATGAGTGAAGAAGGTAGCACGAGAACGATCATCAATCCACTTGAGTCTATGGTGAAGAACACATTCCTTGTCATGAACTCAGTGGCGAAGAACAAGGTCGGACTGCAACTCTCAGATCTTGCAAAGGTTGATGGAGCCGGCGCGTGGGTTGAGCATGTCCCTGGAGGTAAGTCGGGCAAGGAGCACATTGTTGATGTGTGGCAGAAAGGTAAGAAGCAATCTTACAAAATACGGGATCCTGAGCTCTATAATGCCATGCTATCGCTCGATCATGAAAGTTCGAATAGTTTGATCAAGTTTCTAGGCGGGGCTGCCGGCATCCTTCGTGCTGGAGCGACTTTAACACCTGAATTCATGATTCGGAATGCGTTTCGAGATGTCATGGGTGCCATAATTAACAGCACGAAATACGGCTTTAATCCGCTCGACTTCTTTAAGGGCTTCTTCCACACGGTCACCAAGTCAGATGTCTTCGAGAAATTCGTGAATAGCGGCGGTGCCATGAGCACGATGATGTCACTTGACCGGGATGTTAGCCGGGAAGCATTGGAAACCGTCTTTAAGAAAAGCTTGAAGGATAAGGCAATGAACGTCGTCACAAGTCCAGCGGAGCTGGCCAAGTATCTCTCCGGATATAAAGCAGTCAAGGGAACTGTTGGTATCCTTCGGAAAGGCGCGGAGATATCGGAGTTGTCTACAAAAGTCGGAGCGTTCAACAAGGTGCTTAAAAAGACGGGGGATATCGAGGAAGCAGCGTATACAGCTCGAGATTTGATGGACTTCAATCGTGCGGGAAGTTCGGTCCGGCAAGCAAACCGAGCAGTGGCTTTCCTTAATGCTTCATTGCAGGGATCGGATAAGATGATTCGATCTCTTAAGGATAACCCGGCGTCGTTCTTAACCAGGGCTTTCACGACATTGGTTGCCCCTGCTACGGGTATCTATTACTGGAATCAAAACCTTCCGGATGATATGAAGAAGGAATACGACAACATACCGCAATGGCAGAAGGATACCTTCTTCATTATTGGAATTCCGGGGATCAATGAGTTCGTGCGTATCCCGAAGCCATTCGAGGCGGGAATGCTCTTTTCTACCAGCACGGAGCGAATGTTACGATGGATTCAGAAAAACGACCCAGATGCTTTCAAAGGTTACGGCCGGGCAACTGCCGAGTCTATGACGCCGCCAGTGATGCTGACCGCACTCTCTCCGCTGCTTGAGGCAATGACCAATCATTCGTTCTTCCGCGATGCACCTGTCGTACCGCGAGGAGAGCAACGATTAGAGAAGAAGGATCAGTACGGCATCTATACGAGCGAACTGTCCAAAGAAATCGGCGGTTTTATGGATTCGATTGGTATGGGGAAAACAAAGGCGGCAAGCCCGCGGATTATCGACAACACGATCAAGGGATATACGGCCGGGCTCGGACAGTACGCTGTGGACTTGATCGATAAGGGCATAGATACTGTTAAAGGCGGGAAAGAAGTTGTGCGTCCTGAGAAGAAATGGACGGAGGATCCGTTCTTCCGTTCCTTCTTCGTATCAACGGCCGGCGGCGGACAGATCCGAGAGGAATTCTATCGGAAGTGGGAGAAGCTTGATTCTGCTAAGGCTTCCGCCGACTTCAACGAAAAGGATCTGCCGCCCGATCAAGCGAGTGCGTACAAGGAAATCAAATCTTACAAGAAAGAAATCGATAAACTTTCCCGAGCGTACAAGGAAGTTCAACGTAGTAAGACGCTATCAGCCAAAGAAAAACGCTCGCAGTTGGACGAATTGGATGCTAAAATGAACGAGAACGCACGCAAAGCCGTTGGAAAGTAGGATACTACGATGAAGCAGCGCACAGCAGAAGTGCTGATCGTCATCAGCGTCATCATCCTCTATCTTTGGACGATGGGTGACGGCAGTGGCGGGCGTGGCCAGGACTACTATGAATATCAGACTGATAGCGGCTACGCCGATGATGAGCTCCCTTAACCGGGGGCTCTTTTTGATTCCAGCGGAAGGAGTGCTGCCATGATCGAGATGGACGAAATCGAATTCTTAGAATCGGATTTCACGGACGAAAGCCTCCGCCTGATCGCGGACTTATGCGGGCCTTGGATAGCGACGATGTTGCTGCTTCCGGGGTCTGTTCCTGTTGTCTGGGAGTGTGATCGCGATGTGGTATGATGCGATCCTCGAGCTCGCCCATGCGATATGGAAAAACGGACTTTCTCTTGGTACGGTCGGTACCTTGATATATGTTGCGTTAAAGCAGCGGAAGATCCGATCGAGTCTAAAACGGTACTTCCCGTTCCTATTCAGTGATGAAAAAGAGGTTCGGGAGTACGTGGCTAATCAACATCTTATTATGGAGAACCAACGCCGCATGATGACGGCTATGGGGGTGGAGCCGGCGTGTCCGGAAAATGCAGTTATCTCGAGGACGTCGAGCGGCTCAACGCGAGCGCGCAAGGCGTTCTTTTTATTATCATGGGCGGAATCATTGCATGTCCGCGCTGCAGTCGCCCGGGGAATGTCATCTACCACAATTTCAAACCAATGGAGGAAGATACACATGAAAAAATGGATCAAGCCTGATTCTCTTACGGCATTCGGCGCCGTCATTATCGCCGCGGTTAATCGCTATTTTGGTTTCGAGATCGATCCTGCAAACCTCATTGCCGCGGCAGTCCTACTGATCGGCTATTTCAAATCTCAAGAGCTCGTCACGGTTGTAAGAGATGCTAATGGCTTACCTTCGGGCTTTCGTCTGAACTCGAGGAAGCTCATCTTCACGGCAGTCGCTTTTCTTTGCGTTGTCCTGGATGAGTTATTCAAGCTCGGTTTGTCTACGGAGATTCTACTTGCGGTGGCTGCAGGTGTAACTGGTGCCAATTACCTTGAAGCGAATAAGGATGTCAAGCAAGCGGAAGCTGAGGGTGCAGACGCTCGGAATCTGTACTGAGGAGGCGCGTACCATGGTTGAAATGATTTGGCGCGGCGATAAGATCACAAAGCACGACGCACGGATCCGAAACAACAAAGCTTACGTTCCAATCGCAATTGTTGATCATATTAGTGTCGGAACAATGGGAAGTATGTACAACACCTTTGCAAATCCAAACGCTCCCGGCTCCAGTCATTACGGCGTCGGACGTGACGGCATTATCCATCAGTATGTGCGACTTAGTAGAGCGGCGTATACGCAGGGCCTGACTGCGGAGGCCATAAAGGCTAGTAAACAACCTCTCGTTCAGCAGATGGGCGTAAACCCGAATCTTTATTGCGTGGGAATTGAGCACGAAGGATATGCCGGTCATGGAGTCGATGGTGATCTTACTGAACCACAGTTCTGGAGCAGCGCTTGGCTTCACAAATATATTCAGGAGGAGTGTCAAAATGAATTTGGGTACCGGATACAATTGAACCCATATTACGTTCTCGGACACTTCCAGATTGATCCTGTTCGGAAACCTTTTTGTCCAGGGCTAAAGTTTCCTTGGACTCGGTTGTATAACACGCTGGCGAAGGCGGATGGAATGACGCTCGAGATGTTCGAGGAGTACATCGATTACCAACGCGGTGGGAATGGGGACTACGCGAAGGCGTATGCGGCAACGGAACGCTCTCGGGATCTCGGCGGTAAGCTCGTAGATCCAAAGTGGGGGAAAGCGGCGGAGGAAAAACTGCTTTGGCTCGCGGATGTATTGCCGCAAATCGGATATATGGGGGAAGTGACAGCCGCCGGCATCGTGGCCAAGATTCTCAGCCTTTACGATACGTTGGTTAAAGGCGGGAAGTATGCAAAGGAAGCACTCCGGAAACTATTGATCGTATATACATTCATGAAAGCGAAAAGCCTGCTCTAATCGAGCGGGCTTTTTCTGTTTCTTGAACAAGAACGAATGTTCGTAATATAATGATCGTACAAATATAACGGAGGTACGACCCATGCTGGATGATAAGCCTAGGAAATTGCTGACTATTTTATTTCATCATCATCGCCTGTATGGACGGCCGCAATCGATCGACGAGCTTGTCCGCAGATTGAAGTGGTCCCGGAAACAGATAACTGATTCATTGCAGGAGCTGGCGGACAAGCATTTTATCGTTTGGGATCCTGAAAACCATTTGGCCATGAAGATAGGAAGTCCTACGACTCTATCTTATGTAAAGGAAAAATCGAAGCCTCATTGGGAACGTGATCTATTTTCATGAAAGTATCTGAAGTGATTCTTCTATTAAAGGCATGAACCTATCAGAAGGTATCCTCGAACCTCTCTCCCAATAACGAACGGACTTCGCATCAGATCCAATTAATTCAGCAAACTCTTGTTTCGTATAGCCCATGTAAAGGCGAGCCTTACGGATTTTATTCGCGAGCGTGTCCTCCGGGAGTATCTCGAAGCAACCCAAATAACAAATAGGCACCTTCAATGCATTCGCGAGCTTCCGGAGCGTTTGGGGATTGGGGATGTTATTTCTTAACTCTGTTACAATTATCGATTGCTCAGACAAACCTGCGATGCTGCCAAGGTAAGAAATCGAATAATTACGTAACATACGAGTATGACGAAGCCTCGCTCCCGGCGTTTCGTCGGGTTCACCAGTGACTTCTCTTTGATGTGGAGCGGAAGTCCGACGCTCTATGTATATTTCAAGGTTATTAATTGCACGGACAGGGGTTCGTGAATCAACCTTGAAATTACTGAAGGTGAACCGGACATTAACGGTCACCGGTGATTTAGGCTTCCGAGGGCCATCATCGTTCCCACCATCGTCATCCGGACCATCTGGATCTTTGGAATCGATTAAGATTTCATTGACTAATGTTTTAACGATTTCTCGTTTGGTTTCGAACGACGGATCATTGTCGAGCTTCTGCTTCATCTGGGCGAGGAGCAATTCCGCGGAATCGAATTTATCAAGCATTCCTTCCTCGTTTACGATCTGTTGCTCGAGATCCCGGATCCGCTGCTCGAGGGAGACGCGTTCGTACATCATTTCCTGCAGTTGGGCTTCGACGTCAGCGGCCGTGATGATCTTCTTGCGGAATAGAGCGAGGATCTCTTGCTTCTCCTCATCCTTCTCGTTCAAAGCTTTGATGATGAGTTGCCGTTCTTCCTCGAACTTCTCCTTCGATGACTTGCGGACTTCCATGGCCGCGCTGAGTTCTTTGATGAGCTCTCCGGGGTTTTCGATAAATTCCACACACTTCGACCACACATAGTCCTCCAGCCACAAAGCAGGGACATTTCTAGATTCACACTTCCCTTGTGCCGGCCCTCTGTATGCCATTTTCCCATTGCAGACATAATAAACCTTATCGCGGAACTTCGTGCCATGATAATTAAGTCCACACTTTCCGCATCGAACCAATCCGCGAAGCAAATAATTCCTCGTGGCGTTCTTAAACGAATCGATTTGGTTATTGGTCAGCACAAGCTGAGCACGCTCCCACTGATCCTCAGAAACGATCGCCGGTACTTCGCGTTCGATTAACTCCCGATCCTTCGTAGATCGCTTACCGTAGATGTGAATCCCCTTGTAAGTCGAGCTTCTGATCATATTTGTGATTCGACCAGGTGTCCAGACGCCGGCCGTCTGCTCTTTACGCTTTCCCTTCCGGACTTTACGGCCATCGCGAACGTAAGAGGGAGGGATGGTTAAGGCGTTAAAGTAGTCCGCCACTTTGATCGACGACCATTTCTGATCCGCGATCAGATCGAACATGAGGCGGATTACGTCCGGCTCCGTCATATCTGGCTTGCCCGGCAGAGGCTCCTCAGAGACTTCTATGAAGCCATCGTCATTCTTGCGGTATCCGAACGGGACAATGCCGCCTAGCCACTTACCGAGGCGAGCAGCCCGGTTAGCGCCGTGCCAGAGTGTCTCGAGCATGGTGTCCCGGTCGAGCTCAGCTTGTCCGGCCAAAACTGTGATGATGAACCGCCCGACCGGATCGCTCGTGTCGAAAGGTTCCGTCATACTCTTTACTTTTACACCGTACTGCTCGAGCTGATAAACGGCGTCCAGGGTAACGCGAGCTTTACGGCCGAGGCGCTTCATGTTGAAAATGAGGACCGTCTTTACTCTGCCTGCTTTGGCATCTTCAATTAGCCGGCCGCCGTCGGGACGCTGCTCGAGTGGAATTGTTCCGGAGACACCGTCATCCTTAAACCAGCCCTCAATGTGGAGCTTGTGGAGGTCGCAATACTTCGTTCCGAATTCAATCTGGTTCTCGATCGTCTCACGATCCTGCTGATCCTCGGACGATACGCGCGCGTAAAGGTGGACGCCCTGGACGGCATTTATGGTCTTGTCGATGTCTTTGGAAACTGCAACCATGGTCGTTCCTCCTTAAAAGAAAAAGCCCGGTGAGGGCTTATTAATTAGTGGTTGCAGCAACTTCTTCTTCAGAGAAATATAGATGTTTTATGTTGTCGTAATCTCTATCGGCGGCGGATTTGTTATTAATGTAAAAGAAATCTATGAATTCTTTTTTGAAATCTATTTTTTTCATGAAGTCGGCTAAGTTATCGCAATCGCGCATGATTACAAATGCTCTTGCAATATTGATTTCCTTTCTTGCATAGTCTGGATCTTTTGATTTTTGAATAAGATAATCAATCAAATCTTCTTTAGCAAATTTTTTGATTCTATTTGTTTCAATTTTTCTTTCATGTTCGCTTATAATTTTTTCGAAATTTTCAGGTTGAATCTTCCTCATTAATGACTCAGTATATTCTTTCATCGCTTCAGTTATTTGAGAGAGTTCATCTATTTTAATGGTCATATCCTTGAGATTCTTATCTGTACTTTTTAGAATTAATGCTTCAGCAAATAAGCCTGCCCATTGATCCCTCAACCATGATGAGATATCCTCGAAATTTTCAAATTCCTTGGTGAGGTTATTCCTTCTCTGTGAAAGAATATCATCTAGGAGTACAAAAATATTTATGTTATCTACATGAGCATAATTAATAGAGTTATTTCCTCTGTTTTGTTTGTAAGTATAATATTCTGCCATCACATTTTTTTCGACAAAAATAAATATTGGTATATCTTTCTCTCGAGCAGTTTCATACTCTCTCTTTGTAATTGAATTGAATTTCTCCGGTAATGTATTATCATCTGCTTTTTTTTCAGATGAAGTTGCACTTCCATACCGGCCACCGATTATAAGAACAAGCATATGACAATTATCGATTTCAGTATAACAAGATTCATCTAATGGGTTTTCATGAAAAAATGGGATATCGCCTCTTTCAAATAATACAGAGTCGTATCCGAAAGAATGAATAAAGTTTTCAAGATTGCTACGAATATGTTTAAGATCGTAATAAGTAGAACTGACAAAGATTCGTGGCTTAGCCATGCTTTAGATACTCTCCTTAGTAGTGGAGTTATGTAATCGAAAATCACAGTTCCTCTTCAGGTAATGCATACCCTTGATAACGACGTCGTCACGAGTATGACGCTGGATTTCTCCTTCTCCGATCAGCTCGCCTTTGAACCAGACTTCGATGGGGAGGTGGTAGAGGAAGGCGTGGTTAATTTGAGAAGATTTCATAGAAATTCGAACCTGACATGATCTTTTTGAAAAAGTAATACTGCTCCATTTGTCCATATTCTGAAATCCAATACATGGCCTTCAAGTCTGTGTATTGATTTAGTTTTCAGTACAAAATATTTATCATAAGAAGGTGATAACCATCTGAAAGATGGCTTGTTAATAAGCGTTACAACAACTTCGTCATCAGTAATTGGTCCATAACCAAAATGGTTTTTTACTTCTATGAGTCCTGATAACTTCGCAAATCTCCTTAAATATTGATCTGATAGTTCTTGTGCTACTGCACCCCGTTCTTTGCGATCAATGAACTTACTGACAAAGCCAGATTTATCTCGTAAAATCCATTCGTCGATATATGTATCCAGGGATTTCCTTTGTTCCTCGCTTATGCCCCCATACATCGTCGCCCAAGCAATCGCTTGAGGAGCGCATCTTTTATATATTTCTTCTAATTCTTGGCCAGTAAATACAATTCGATCATGCATCTCTATTGAAGGCATAGTAATCACCAAAATTCCCCATAGGCTGGGGGATTTGCTAGTTTCCTCAATCGTATCCGTATATTCTTCGAAGCTTATCCAATTGCTTCATATTGCGATTCCACTGCTCTTCATTTCGGGGGTGGGACGGAATTTCAATTTTCTTTTGCGGAATATCTATTGGCTTATCGGGAATCGGTTCAGGATCGCCCACACTCTGGATTGGCTCAATATCAATGATGGCATCACACTGGTTGCACACTGGGAAGATCTCAATTAGTCCTCGGGAGTGAACTTGGCCACATTGCGTACAGATAATCATTTCTATATTTAAGGCAGCTGCTACCTCGAATTGCCACGCCTCATATTCAATAATTGGATTAGAAGCGCCTGAGTCTTCAATCTCTTCTGGTTCACCCCATATAAAACTCTCAGAAGCCTCTTTAATCAGCGATTGGGAAATTCGAATGTCCAGCTTCTCTAAACGTTTCTTGGCTGATGAATAGTTAACCAGGCATTTGTCGGCCAGCACATCGGGATCGAGGTCGTTAACATTTTCGAAAACATAATCCGGGATGAGAAGGCGAGAAGCGAACCAGTTAGCCTCCACTTCTAGGCGGTTGTAAAGTGCAGATTCCGGGTCTATTGTTCCCCAATCGTATGAATGATGCATGATGATATGCCCGATCTCATGTGCGATAGTGTACCGTTGCTTTCGCTTTAAGATTTCCTCAGTAAAACGAACATCGTAATCCGTAGCTACGAAAATCACATAGTGATAACTGCCGTCTTTTTTACGAACCTTCGCAGTATAGCCCTCCGCTAATCCTTCCATATCTTCATATGAGACCAAGCAATTCAATGTTTGAGCAATTGCTGTTGGATCAATCGGCGTCTGTGGATTTCCAAGCTCTCGCAATAATCTGTTCGCCATGCTGATCGCTCGCTTGAAATCTGGACGAACTAATGCGGAGAGCCGTTGTTCAGTCGTCGTCCCCCTCCACCATTTCTTTTGCCTTCTTCGCGAGCTCCATCATTTTGCGGAATTTGTTCGGGTGCATATCCTTCTTGGCGCGGGCTATGAACTGGACGTCTGGGTCAAACAATAAATTGTCTTCCCCGATTAGTTCCTCGTCCGGGGAGAATCCAGCCAGCAACAAAAGTTCATTTTTGTCCGCTCCTTTAAGCGCATTAGCTATGGAGACGATTGTTTCTCTTGATCCGTTAAATCGATTCTTTTCTATTGAATTAATAAAAGAAAAACTCACACCCGATCTCTCTGCTAAGTCCCTGAGCGAGAGATCATTTTTTAGTCTAAGCTGATTGATTTTCTTACCGAGTTCTTCGGTATTTTTCATAACTACCACCTGCCCAAGATCATCATAAATGTGCAGTGACGCAAAACACAACAATACATAAAAAAGATGTTCTTAGTACCAAAACAAATGTATTGACACTCAAAACATAAATAGTGTATTGTGTGTTTAGAAGAACAATACAAGGTGGTGAGCGAGATGAACGTAGTTGCACTGGGAAACAATATCGCTAACATCCGAAGGAAAAAAAACATCACACAACAAGAACTAGCGGATGAGATTGGGGTTGTTAGAACTTCCTTATCTCATATTGAGAACGGGTTATATGCTCCTAGTTCCGAAACAATGATCAAGATATCGGATGCATTGCAGGAACCACTTGGTGATATTTTTTTTAATCCAAATGTATTGGAATGCAATACAGAAGGACTTCGAAGGGAGGTGATTTGATTGTCGGATGAATCTAATACTTCCGATGAGATTGCTGCAGGTTCTGAATCTATGTTCGGCATACCTACAGGAATTACGGTTATTACTCAAATGGTAAACGACTTTATGACACACGCCGTCGTACGCAAGGGGTTGACACTACTCGAACTAAGGATGGTCGCGGCGAACTTCAAGACGATCGCTGACAATTGGAACCCGCCAGGTCGTCAGGAGGAGTAGTTTCGGAAATGGAAAGTAATTAAAACAAAAGTGAGGTGATCAGATGGGGACAATTCCAACCCCGAAGGGGTTCATCGTAAACGAGATCTACGAACCAGATAAAGAGCGAATGCTTCGGGCGTTGAGGATCATTATTGAATCTCCAGGGAAAGGGCAGGCGAGAGCCGATGAAATTCCGGTGGAAGAGCAAGTCATCCAAAACGGCAGTCATCAGCATGGCGATAGCGCGGATCAGGTGCAAAAGAATGGAAATCGATCGAGCAATAACAGAAACGCTTCATAGTGGTCATCATTGTTCTAATCCGGAATTGCTATCCGATGAGACGATTCGGCGCCTTCGTAAAGAAGTCACGGACAGGCTAAAGGTAATTGAAAAGGGGAATGCCCGCCGCGGGGGAAAGCGTACGGCGGGATGAGCGGAGGAAGTACGAGGAGATCGATCTGTTAATTCCATCATAATGTTCCGCTCGTGCATATGACAGACGGTTCTCTATGCGGGATCTGCATAGGGAAGGTGGTGAAAAACGTGAAGGAAAACCGAACTGTAGGGGATTTGCTCAGAGCTTGTCGACTCCGAGCCGGAATGACTCAGGGTGATATGGCTGCGCATCTGATTCTCGATCAATCCATGATTTCACGACTCGAGAACGGCGAGGTTCAAGCGTCCTATTCACTCGTCCGGCAGTGGTGCGCTTATACGCAAGGCATGGACCTCATGACGATGGACTTGGCCGGCGGCATGGAAGGCTGGAAGAAGCTGCAGAAGCTCGAGCAGATGATGCGATCTATGCAAGAAGCGCTGGCGACGGCGAGTATGCAACGAAAATCGAACGATGGGAAGGTGAGCAAGGATGAGCGGTTTAGGAGCCCCGGTCTTAGAGGCGTATTCAGCCGGTTACGATCCTGAGAGATATTATCCAAGAGAACATCCACATTTGGAAGATTCATTCGATGATTGGAGCGATAACAAGGATGTTGAACACGAAAAGGAAGCGTGAGCTTGAACGCCAGAGTAATCAGCGGAGGAAGGAATTACAGTTTCAGCGGGATTGGATACACAGCCATCCGCATCGTGTGGATCCAGAGGTAAGGCCGGCGGCAATCGACTTCATTAACAATTCGATCGCGGAGCTGGACGAGCCCAGAGAAATGAAAAAAACCCTCCGGCCAGGGAGAGTTCGTTTGAGAGACCGACTAAGGCTTCTCGTTGTCGCAATTATATCACAGACGCCAATGACGGGGAAGTGATCAACTTGTGCGCTTCGGAACATAAGGTTCACCTACTTCTCGCTGAGTCGGGCGGGACGATGCAACGCAATGATACCGAGAGGATCGTCACGATTCGGATCGGGGATAAGGAGCAGCGCTTCTGGATGGATTCCTGGTCGACCGCATTGAAATGGCTTCGGGAACAACGGAAAGAGAAATCGATGAGGTGAAATTATGGCAAGAAGGATAAAAGCAGTTGGTGTTATCGTATCAGGTCCCGATGGCGGGATTGAGTGGGTCAAAGTCGGAGAAAAGACGAACGACATCTTAGTCACTCAGATTAAAGACTATTCCGCCGAGTATGAAGATCACGTTTTCTCGAGTTATGAAGCTCTCGATGAATCGAATCAAACTGTACGATCTATTGTGAACTGCCCGGTAATTGTCGAGTACGAAGAAGCTTGATATTGTCCCTGAGGAGTGGAGCTTCGGCTCTAATCCTCACAGATGCGATCAAGCATCAATACATAGGGAAGGCAGGTGAATAACCTGAACAAGACGGACGAACTGGTGACGAAGTTCTTCGCCAAGTGTATGGAAGATCCGGAAGTCGAATTCGATCGATTCGTTGAAGCCGTATCGGTTTCTCTTGGCTCATCGATCGGATTACGTGCAACCGGAATCGACGTTCCGATGTTGCTGGACAAGGCTGATGAAGGAATGCGGATGGGAGCCAAGCTTAGCAAGCAGGTAAAGCCGGTCGCGGACATTTTGCGATCGGGGATAATGCCGGGCGTGATCGTGGTATCCATCAAACGCAAGGAATGAAAAATGACCCGCGGGAACGGGTCATCAGTAAATCGACTATGCCCCCATCTTAAGGGATGAGGGCCAAGATTTCAATAGGGAGGGATCATGTTGACGGTACGAGGATCGAATTCGAATTTAATGGGATTGCTGGAAACAACACTCGATGATAACGAAGACCTTATTGGTCCTAGGATTTTTAAGGAATTAGAAAGCACATACAATATTTTGGACAAACGGGCTGAAGAGCTTGAAACGGAGCTTGAAGAATCTCGCGATCGGATTAAGGAACTCGAGGACCGAGTCACTGAATTGGAGGCTGATCTTTAATGCAAGCAATTCGATTAGTTAATACGAAAAACCTTGACCATGATTCATGGCTTGAATACCGCCAACAAGGCATCGGCGGCTCGGACGTAGCTGCCATTACCGGAATGAGTCGGTACAAATCCCCGATGGCTGTTTACCTGGATAAGATCGGCGAGCTACCGCCTTTAGAGGATAACCCCCGTATGAAAGCAGGGCGAATGCTCGAGGATGTAATCGCCGATTGGTTCGCTGAAGAAGTAAGCACAAAGGTTTGGAAGCAGAACGCTATCTTCCAACATCCAGAGCATAAATTCATGCTCGCGAATATCGATCGTTGGCTTCCTGGTCAGAACGCAGGGTTGGAGTGCAAGAATACCTCCGAATATTCGAAAGCGGACTGGGAGGGTACACAAGCCCCCACGGAGTACGTACTCCAATGCAACCACTATATGGCCGTTACTGGCGCCGATCGCTGGTATATCGCCGTTTTAATCGGTGGATGGGACTTTCAATGGCGTGTAATTGAACGAGATGAGGAGCTCATTAAGAACCTCATTACGATCGAACGCACATTCTGGGACGAGCATGTTCTTGCAAAAGTCCCGCCGGCCTATTCCCATCAAGACTCGGATTACCTCAAAGATACCTTTCCAAACTCGCAACCTAGCAAAATGGTTCATCTTCCGGATGAATCTTATCAAATCATGCAAGACCTCTACGCAGCACGCGCAGACGAGAAGGATGCCAAGCGGCGTAAGGACACCGCGACGAATCAAATTAAGGGTTACATGGAAGACGCGGAGCTCGCGTACTACCAAGGCGAAATGAAATTCACTTGGAAGACGAATCCGAAGTCTCGGCCATTCAAAGTACTTGGAGGCGAAGAATAATGACCAAGCAAGTTGATCAAACGGCATTGGCCGGTACTCTAGCGAACAGGGCGGTCGCTCCATCTACTAAGGCGCCAACAATTGCCGATCTCTTCGAGAAGATGAAGCCAGCCATCGCGCAGGCCATTCCGCAGCATATGACGCCGGAACGTCTCCTTCGGATCGCAACGACCAGTATTCGCACAAATCCGAAGCTTAAGGTCTGTACGCCGGAATCTTTGCTTGGAGCGGTCATGCAATGCGCACAGCTTGGCCTTGAACCTTCCATTCTCGGACATGCTTACCTCGTCCCTTATCGGAATAAGAAGAAGGATGAACGAGGCAAGGATATCGGATTCGTAGACGAAGCTCAATTCCAGATCGGTTATAAGGGACTTATCGAGCTTGCTCGCCGTACCGGACAGATCAGCAGTATCATGGCGCAGGCTGTTCATGAGAAGGATGCCTTCGAGTATGAATACGGCATCGAAGAGAAACTCAAGCACGTACCGGCTGACGGCGATCGCGGCCTGATCACCAAATATTACGCTTATGCCAAGTTCAAAGATGGGGGGTATTCATTCCTCGTCATGAGCCGCAAGGATATCGAGATTCACCGGGACAAGTTCTCCAAAGCCAAGTCTTATGGACCATGGGCGGATCACTTCGACGAAATGGCTAAGAAGACGGTGCTGAAGGGGCTCATGAAATATATGCCGATCAGCGTGGAGTTCTCGAAGGCGATCTCGCAGGACGAGACGACGAAGCGCGAAGTTTCTAACGACATGTCGGATATCGTGGATGTTACCGATTGGACGGAAGCTGGTGAGACGACGGAAGCCTCGGTCGCATCTTCTGAATCCGAAAACGAAATAGATCCAGCATTGCTAGAGTTCGAAAACGCAAATGCCGGCTGAAGTAAAGTATCCAGACGAATACGGCCGTCCACTCCTTCAATCAGGGGTGGGCGAACGTATATGGGCGCTGAAGGACACGGACAAGCAGGCTTTCATGCGAGAGTTTAAAGAGTATTTCGCCCGCGGGCTTCCCGGCTGGACGGTCGTGCGGGCGAAGTATCCGATTATTTTTTTACGAGACGATAGGAGGTCAAGCAATGCTTGAAAGTTTGAATGATTACGACTGGAAGAATGCCTTCGCCGAAGCTGGATCCCCTATAGTTGTGAAATTTGCAAATCCGGTACCAACAGAATCTTTCATTCGTGAGGATGTCGTTGAAATTATTGCGACCGCAGACGGTGAAAACGACGGGCCCAACTGGCTTGGGGTGTTCCTTCTCAAAGATGGTCGTTATGCCATGGTAGACGCGGGATGCGACTACACGGGATGGGATTGCCAAGCATGGGGCACAGCGGAAGTTTGTGGAACGTTGGATGAAATGATCCGATGGGGACTTTCAAATGAACAACGGAAACGCTTGAATCTCGAACTGAAGGAGGCCTCACCCGATGCTCAATGATATCTGCATTTTCGACTTCGAAACTACCGGCATTTCGCCAAAAACTGAAAGAGTAATAGAAATGGCTGCCCTTCGGATCCGCGACGGCGTCGAGATCGCTCCGTTCACCACATTGGTCAAACAGACCGTACTTATTCATCCGAAGGCGCAGGAAGCCCACGGAATCGATGCTAGCCAGTTGGTTAACGCGATGGACGAGGATCTCGCCTTCAAGATTCTGCGCAACATCATGGGTGATAGTGTCCTAGTTGCTCATAATTACATCTTTGACTCCGGATTCCTTCACGACGCTATGCAGCGGATCGGCGGCAAGACGTTTCATAATTCATTCCTTGATACGCTCACGATAGCCCGTGATCGTTACGTTTATCCTCATAAGCTAGAGGAGCTTTGCCCTAGGCTCGGTATCGAGCTTACTGGAGCTCATCGTGCCATGAATGACGTGCGAGGGACAGCGGCACTCTTGCAGCGCATGCATGAGGAGAAGCCGGTGGACGAATGGCTGAACAAGTTGGGCTATATGAAGAAGTTCGGCGCTCCTAAGTGGTTGCCGACTAATGCAGAATCGTTCCCGATTGATCTACGGTATGCGAATTAAGAAGTCTTAGGAGGAGAGGCGGATGGCCAACCCGCAGACAGAAGACGGATTCGTACGCATAGCCAGAGAACTTTGGGATGAGATCATCCGCCGCAACTTCACGAAGCGACAAAAGGACATTCTCTTCTTCATCTGGCGACTCTCGTACGGGTGCCAAACGAAAAGTGCTCTTATTCCGAAAATGAGGCACTTTCAAATATGTGGAGTAGCAGAAACGAAAATCAAAGGCGAGTTGGAGTATCTCGAGCAATGCAAGGTTCTTACCTGGGATCGAGAAAGCAAAATTTTCGAGATTAATAAGGACTTTGAAAAATGGCAAGTTAGCCCGGTTATGGGGTGGGACGAAGAACAATTTTCATCCTTAATCGGGTTAAACATTGCTCGAAAAACTTCCCAAAAAGGGAATGAAAAACTTCCCGAAAAAGGAAGTTCAGAAAATGAAAACTTCCCAAAAAGGGAAGAAGGTGCTTCCCAAAACAGGAAACTTTTTAACGAAAAACTTCCCGAAACGGGAAACTCGACCCCCAATTCCCCCAATCAGGACGCGGGCTCCGAGTCTCCTAAAGAGATCTTTAAAGAAAGTATTAAAGACAGTAGTACTAGTTCTTTAGAGATTTCCGCAACTATCGCCGACCTATCCTTCGGGAAGATCTACAAGATTTACGAAGAGGATTTCACGGTGAATGGAAAAGTATCTCGGATTGAGGCGGAAGACCTTACAGACCAGTTTGAAACCTATGGCGGTGAATGGCTGCTTGAGGCGATGAAGGAAGCGATCCGGGCGAATGTTCGGACGCTAGCTTATATCAACGGAGTACTGAACGGGTTCCGCAAACGTGGGACATGCAAGAAAGAGAAGGATATCGAACCACAGCAAGGACCATCCGGTTCGGAATCGATGTTCGACGAAGACGATCCGATCATACGGATGATGCGGGAGGAGGATCGACTAAGACGTGGAACAGCAGTTACCGCCTCCGCCGTTTGACCCGAACGACCAGTTAACGGCTGCTATACAGCTTGAACGAAATATTCTGTCCTGTATCTTGCACGATGGAACGCTGATCGACGAAGCAATGGCATCGCTTCGCCGGGAGATGTTCGGTCATCCCTATCATCGTGTATTGTTCCGCTGGTTCTGCGAAATGCGGACAGAAGGCGCCGAGCTAGAGCCGACAAGCATATTCGCAAAGTATGAGAAACACATGGATAAGGTCGGCGGAGTGATGTACGTCGCGAAGCTGGCCACTGAGGAACTAGCCAATTACAAGCTATTTCCCCAACACATCCAGACGATGATCGAAGGATATACCAGGAACAACGCTCTGAAACTGATGGAGGAGTTCCGACCGCGGTTCGAGGATCCTTCTTCCGGATCGTTGGAGGTACTGCTGGACGAATTCGAGCGGATGTCGCTAGAAATTAGGCCAAAGAAAACAAAGCAGCAGGCCGGCGTTAATAACGTGATCGAATGGTTCGAACGATTTGTCATGAAAACGCAAGACTTGACTCTTGCCTTCGGACTTCGAACCGGATGGACGGATATCGACCGAATGACTCTCGGATTCCAGCGAACGGATTTTATCATCGTCGGAGCCAGGACGAGTATGGGGAAGTCCGCATTCGCTATTGAAGTGGCGCTGAGGGTTTCGAGCTTTGGGTACAAAGTGGCCATCTTCAGTCTTGAGATGACGATCGATCAGATCTATAACCGAATGCTGGCTAATCTCGCGATGGTATCCATGCAAGCCATGCGGGTGGGGAACGTCCAGCAGATACAGATCGATTCAATATCATCCCACTTGAACACGGTATCCAAGATTCACATCGACGACGAACGCGGTGCGACTGCCGAGTATATCCTTTCGGAGATGCGCCGGATGAAACGGCAAGAAGGGCTGGATCTTGTAATCATCGATTACCTACAGGACGTGAAGGAGCCGGCGGAAAAGAACGACAATACCGGTTCCGCGCTTCACCGGGTAGCCCAGAAGATCCGGGCGGGCGCGAAGGAATGCGATTGCGTCGTTATCGGATTGTCCCAGGTCAAACAGGAAGTGGATTCGCGGAACAATAAGAGGCCATTCACTTCGGATCTAGCGGGCAGCGCGGGGCTAGCGAACGTTGCGGATGGAGTTATCATGCTTTACCGGGATGAGTATTACAATCCGGACACGCCGGACAGGGGCGTTATCGAGGTCAACGTGGCTAAGCAACGCAACGGTCCAACCGGATTAATCAAGATGAAATACGAGAAGAGCTATCAGCGCATCACAGGAAAGGGAGACGATCCATATGGCGTACAGCAGGAATCATTGGCACTTGTATGAGTGGCTCAAACAGCAATACATGATCACGGGAGTTATCCCGGAAGCGGACGAAGCCCGTGAAGCATTCCCGGAGCTGCCGCTTGAAGAAATGGGCGAGGGATACGCGGAATTTTATCTCGTCGTAGGACGATACGAGGATGGAGAGTGGGACTATGCAAAGCAAATACCGGTTGACGATCAAGGGGAAACCGTACGGGCCGGAGTATACCTCCAAGCTTGAAGCGACGCAGGCGTTCGTTAGGTTATGGCCGGTGATGTACGGACTGGGGTGGACGAAGTGCCAGTAACGAAGGACATTTCGTTCACGATTTATGGCGATCCAGTCGCCCAGGGGCGTCCAAGGTTCTCGACGGCCGGTGGATTCGTTAAAGCCTACGATCCTGCGAAGTCGCGGGATTACAAGGACTATGTGAAGCTGGCGGCGGCGGAGCATGCGCCGAAGCAACTCCTTGAGGAAGCGCTCGTCCTGGAGATTTATATCTACCGTCCGATTCCGAAGTCGTTTAGCAAAGCGAAGACGATGGACGCAGAATGCGGGTTCATTCGTCCGACAACGAAGCCGGACGTCGACAACTACCTGAAGGGCATCAAAGACGCTCTTAAAACCGTGATCTGGAAGGACGACAGCCAAGTCGTCGACGTTTACGCTTCGAAGTTTTACAGCAATCGGCCACGAATTGAAGTGACCATAAAACCAGTTGAGAGGATGTTCTAATCATGACTAACCGAGTATTCAATGCCACGCTTGACGCCGTAAGCACGAATAAGTCGAAGACCGTTATCAAGTTGTCCCTTTCGAACAAGGAAGCTGCCGTCTTCGCTCAGCGGTACCTGAATTCGATCGACAAGGAGCTACGCGTTTCCTTCGACGACCCGCAGATGGAGATGGATATCACGCCGGCATCCGGCAGCTCCCGCGGATTGGTAGCAACGATCAGTCATAACGGCGTTGTCGAAACTGTTAAGCAGCAAGAGCTCGGAGACGACAATGACGGCGATCTATTCGAACAAGAAGCCGGCCGGGATTACACGGGGAAGGAAATCGTCATTAAAGGACTGGATGAATCAATGGAGTATGTCTTCCGCATCGTTGATGGCGAGGCGGAATATCCGTTCAAGTGGGAAAACGGAGAACGTGTTCTCGGAATGAATGTCGATGAAGTTAAGCGGGAGATCGGTCCGATGCCTTTGCCTAAAGAAGGCCCAACTCGTTACCTTGTAGAGGAATTACTGGGTGCATTCGGTGGCGAGCTGCGAGACATCGTTTCCGAAAACGAAGCTGACGAGCAAACGGAACCGGGTTCTGAGGAAGTGGAATTCGAGGATGGCGACGCTCCTACCGATCCGGATCCAGTGGACGAAGAAGAGGATGAGGATGTTCCGGAGCCGGAGAAGATCGAAGCCTTCATTCTCAGCGAGAAGCCGGTATTCGAGTCGATTCCCTTTAACTTCCCTGAGCTCATTCGTCAACGCCGCGAAGAGGATGCAACCTGGATGAATCTTGCTCGAGACGCGGGCGTCCAATCCACTAAACTGCAAGCTGCATTCCGGGCTTACAAGAAGCTCGTCGTCGCGAAGATGCGGGAGCAA